TCATTTTTCATCTAATTTTCGTAAACTAGCGTTCCTCGCTATGGGGGCGACAGGCTTCGACAGGGGCTTGTATAGATCTTTGAATGCACGTCGGGCTTGCTTGTTAGCTCGTTAAAAAAACACGCAAAACACAAATGCTAATCAAGACGCTTTTGCTAAGATAGATTTAAATTTTGATAACTTAGACGTTAATGTTACTTTTGGAGATTATATCATCACCAAACAAGAGGATAAGATTACTACTTGGGGTGGTGCTAGGAGTTCTGGAGTTGCATCTATCGAAACTGTAATTGATAAAATCCATGATGATTGGACTGAAATCCAAAAGCTAGAAGAAGTGCAAAGAATTAAATTCGAGCAAAATATTAATATGGATTCTCCTACCACATTACAAATGGAAAATCTTTTAAATCCACCAGCTGAAGAAGAGCCTAAATTAGGTGAAGATAATGGCACAGGAGATTAAGAGTCCTAAACAAAACGCAGCACAAAAGGAAATCATAGCATTGCAAAATGCAACAACTAAAATTAAAGAGATAATAGTTGCTGACGTTGATGCTAATGTTAGCAAAGATGAAACCACTAAAAAGATTGCTAAAATCATTGATGAGTTAAAGAAAGATATAACTGATCCCATTTTACTTAAAGAAAGTAGGCAGTCAATAGCATTGTCTACTCAACGCTGGTATTACGAGTATTCACAAAATGTTAAGATTTTAAGGGTTGCAACAACTCAAAACATTAACTATGCTATAGCAAGATATAAGACGCCGCAATTAGCAGTTATGAGTAAGACATATAATATTGACCTGCAATCGTTTAAAGATGAGTTATCTGGTACTAAGTCAAACAACGAGTTCAAGACAGTTGTGGACAAGTTTAGACCATTTATTGATGATGCTACAAAGGGCTTACCGATAATTAATGACTACGATAGACTTGTAAAAGGGCAAGTAAAAGTATTAGCATCTAACCCGCCAATATCAAACAGAGTCGATAAAGATGGGAAACCTTATAAAGTTAATTTACGTAATAGAGCTGAAATGTTTGTTAGATATCAAGCCAACCTCGAGGACTTGCAAAGGCTAGTTAATGAGGGTGTTGAGTATGCTTGGATATCAACTCACGCTGATGCATCTCCTCGTTGCAGTAAATATCAAGGCAAATTATACTCACTCAATAATGAGAGTGGTGTTGTTGATGGCAATAGATATTCTCCTATCGAAGAGGCTTTAAAAGGGCAAAAGGGAGACGGCAATGGTTGTATAAGCGGTTATAACTGTAGGCATAGATTAATTGCTTATACTTCTAAAAGTAAACCACCTAATGACTTCTCGAAAGCGGAAATGCAAAAGGCTTATGAAGTAGACCAAAAGCAGAGGAACTACGAGAATAGAATTAGACAACTAAAAACTGAAGAACGATTAATGCGGGCTGGTGGAGATACTGAAACCGCTAAAAAGTTAAGACTCCAGTGGCGACGATTAAGTAAGGATTATGAAATATATAGTCTTGATAATGGTAGAGCTTATTACAATTGGCGCACTATTATTAGAGATGATGAAGTTAATAGTTAGAAAGGGAACATATGACAATAATTAAATATACCAATGATGAGATTATAGCGATAGGCCATAGCGGATATGCTAAACCATTACATGACATTGTTTGTG